ATGTGGAACCTATACAGAGACGGCGTATCATCGTCACTACTATCTTCCTTCATAGTAGGTAGAGAACGATTCCTACTAAATGTCTTCGGACAATTAAGATCATCACAATTCAACTTCCCGATGACATATGGTACACTTTTCACCAACATGATAGAATCGCCAGACCAAGCATTACAACTAGCAATAGCAACACAAGAAAAACTATCTGCCCGCCACCCAACGGAAACTGATGAAATAGAAAAACTATGCTACCTAGCACCTCAACAGTTCAAACACTACCAAAGCAACTATGAATCCAACGACACCAAAATACTAAAGCACGAACAGAATTTCAGAACATTACATAAACAAACCCGGATACCATTAGTCGGCTCAATCGACGCTGTAGCACAAGATAAGACTGGCGATGTATGGTTACTAGAAACTAAATGTCGGGGACGATATGACGACGCAGAGATAGAATCTACACTACACAAGAACTTCCAAACCATGTTCTATTGGATTGCATATTTTCCCCAACTAAAAAAGCTAGGTAATCCACAAGGTGTAATACTAAATCTAATACGTAGACCTAATAGCGACCCAAACATCAGACAACGCAAAGGACGTGGCAAGGCTAAGACTGGTGCGGAAACCAACCGAGAATTCTATGATAGAATACTTGCTGACATATCAAACAAACCCAACTCACTAAACGATAAACCTAATGGCTATACACACTACTTCAAACGCTTCTCAGTTCAAATAACACAACCCGAAGCAATACTATACAACAACCGATATCTCACCAAGTATATCTATCAACTCAAAAATTGGTATGATTGGTTTCTAAAACATACTAAGAAGAAACCCGGTGAAGACTTAGACCCACAACAAATCATAGATTGCCGCCACCTAAACCCTTACCACTATGAATTCCCAATCGGCACATTTCACGCAGTCTCAATGGGTTTCAAAGATACTTACTGGCATTATATTAACACTGGCTCTAAGCAAGGACTAGAGACATATGACCAAGCAACCGACCCATACTGGCAACACATCACAAAGCCCAAATGATTATGATTACAGACTGTTAGAATCAAGAATTAAAGAACATTTAGACTTAGTTATACCCGGCGAAGTATTAGAAGATTTAGAACCTAAATTTATTCCCACATTAGAAAACTTATTTAGTAGCTATTCATTTGAAGATTTAACATTTGAGGAAGATTACTAATGGTAAAAGCATCGCCTAAGAAACAAGCACGCAAACAAGCCGCTCGCACATTTAATAGCAATAGCATCCTATCACGTGGATCAACAGGAGTATTGAACAGAGGCGAAAGCGTTCTGCTATATGGTCAAGCTGGTATAGGAAAAACAACTCTAGCATCATACGCACCTTCATGTTGCTATATGGTCCATAAACGGGAACAAGGAATCTATGACCTAAAGAGAAAAAACCTTATACCTAGTAGCGTACATGTTCAGCCGCCATTCGAAAACTGGGATACACTATGCGAAACATTAGAAGCCTTGACAAATGAAGACCATGACTTTAAGACTCTATGCATCGACTCTATGAAATGGGTGGAACACTGCGTATATACTCAATGTGCTAAGGATAATACTGACTACCAAAACGAAAGAGGTGAAGTAGACTGGGCACGCTTTAATAGATTTATGAATGGTCCCGATACTGCTAAGAACGAATACTGGCCAAAACTAATAGATCAATTCGATCTACTCTTAGACAAAGGAATCAACGTTCTAATCTTAGGACATTGCGAAACTGTATCGCACGATCCGCCTATTGGATCACCTTACATTCGCTATGCACCAGACATCAACAAACGATCTTACGCTCCACTTAATACATGGCTAACCCACATCCTATTCTATAACAGGGAAGTGACTACCCGTAAGGATAAGAACATACTAGCAAAGAGAAAGGCAGACCCAAACGCTACATCAACCAGATACATACAAACCAACTGGTCGCCAGCCTATGAAGCAAAAAGCAAAGGCTTAGCGGACGACATCGAAATCCCTGAAGGCTATACGGAAGCCTGGAAAGCACTAAACGCAGAACTGAAATGGTAAGCGACGCACCACTAAGAATTGTAAGAGTAGTCTAATGGTAAGTAGCAACCACGATAAATAGCTACATTCTTCCCAATTAGGAACTAGTAATGGCTTCAACAGAATTCTCTAAGGCAGCAAAAGCACGACTACAAAAGTCATGGAAAAAGTCCCGCACTAAAACTGACCCTTATGGTACGTTTAGCGGACCAGACGGCACCTATACTGTCAAACTGTCAAACGTCAATGTTGGTGTGGTACAAAAAGATGGCAAGTATAAGGGTGCTCCATTCATCAGCTTTAACTATATAGTGACGGCGGGAGAATTCAAAGGACAAACTCCTGGCGATTACCGCATGCTAGTAGACTTTAGCGAAAACTATACCATTGATGATGTTATGGATTCGCTAACATATACACTCCAAAAACTAGGAGTAGATACCGAAGCAGTAGAGATTGAAGACTTAGAAGATATTGCGGCACAACTGTCTGCCGACAAACCTACTTGTAAGATTAAGGTTTCAACTTCTAAGAACAAGAGCAACGGACAAGAATATCAAAATGTCAATCTCTTAGGACTATCATCGGACGACGCTGAAGACCTATATGAACAGTCTGATGAGCCTGAATTAAAAGATGACACGCCAGATGCTACTTCTGATAGCTTAGAAGGCACAACAGTACAAGTAGCATATGAAGACGGTGAAATGTATGAAGCCACAATTTTAGGCTATGACGAAGAGAATGATTCTTATAGCGTAGAATATGCGTCAGATGGCAGCACTGAAGAAGTATCATCTACAAATATTATTTGGCCAGATGATGATGATGCTGAAAACGCAACAGGAGAAGAGGAAGAGGAAGAGGAACCAAATCCTGCCGACGATTATACTACATACAATGAAGGAGATCCTGTCACATACAACGAAGCGGAATGGACTATCAAATCTATCAATGAAGACGGTACATACAACCTTAGTCGTAAAGGACGGCCACCAAAGAAGAATGTATCTGCTGACGAACTAGCATTGCCCTTCTAATAAAACCCAGACTAGTAAGATGACACCTCAGGTTTCATGCCCGTCACCTGATGCTTACTAGTCTGGTATTTCTACAATTAGTATTCCGTCGATTGTATGATACAGTGCATCTATAAAGTCAGAATTAATACTACCCTATATTTCTGAAACACATATAAGAGAATCTGAATTGAGTACGCATTAACATAAAATTTAATGCCGCCTCAGTTACATCATACAAACTGAGTAGTAAGGATTGGACCGCTAACACTTAGCGACCTTACTACTCTTTCGGGACCATAGCTCAATCGGTTAGAGCAGCATACTCATAATGTGTTGGTTGTAGGTTCGAGTCCTACTGGTCCTAATAAGTGCAATGTGTTCTTCATTGCCCGTCGCTAAGCCTGAGTTCACTTAGCGGCGACCCACAACTATAGAAAGGATTGCTATGTATAAAAGATGCAATGGCGTTCTATGGAAGATAACGCACAAAGGCTGCACGTTCTATGGCACAGCAAAAGGTTATAATACACAATCCGACACATCATTATATAAGCTAAGAGGGAAGATGTGTAATGAAGCAATAAACCCTAGACTGGAGAAATCATGATATACATTACAACTCTTAACGATCAAGTAATAGCAATAAACCCGTCACACATTATATTAATTCAAATGTCTGGTGATACTACAGAAATCTTCACATCAGATAGAGATTCAATATTTATAAAAGAATCAATAGAAGAAATAGTAGATCACATAAACCTTAGCGACCCACTAGCAAACGTCATAACAGAACTCAGCAAATCTATCTTAGAACTAAACCGCACACTCTTAGAGAAATGATATGATAGCAATAGATACTGAAACCACAGGTCCAGACTTGTGGCATGGGTGCAAGCCGTTCTATATATCATCGTGCAACGAACAAGGTGACATAGTAAGTTGGCGAGCACCAGTCGACCCATATACTAGAGAGCCAGACTGGTCTCAGGGATTGATGATATATGATGGCGACGAACACCCAACCACGATAACTGACATAGAAGAACATTTTCATCCAACTAGAAACAATGGCTATGTATTCCATAACACTAAATTTGACATAAGAGCGCTATCAACAATAGGTATAGAATGGTCTGATGAACAATGGCATATGACCGACGATACTCTTATCGCATCTCACATATATAACAGCAACGAATCGCATAGACTGAAAGACCTATCACTCAAATACTTAAGACTATTAGATGACGATGAAAAGCAATTACGCGACGATGTAATAAAAGCCAGAACATATGGCCGGCAGCTTGGTTTTAATATAGCAGTTGAATGCCATCCACACTTTCCAGGTACTAAGAGATTTACTAAGAATAGTGAAGCTTGGAAATTTGATATGTGGTTGCCGTCCGCAGCTTATGAACTACTAAACCACGACGTACCAGAACGCTGGAAGACACAACCACAAACCTACGGCGACCGAGATGTAGAACGCACTATCCTTCTGTGGCTACTATTAAAAGACGAACTAATAGAAGAAGGCTTATATCACATCTACGAAGAGAGAATCCACGACCTTAAAACATCTTTTATAATGGAGCAAAATGGTGTATCTCTTCGTCCTATCCTTAACACTAAGTTGGAGTCTTATAAATCCAAAGCCGCTACATTTCGGGACGTATGCGAACAATCATCTCCAGTCCCTGGATTTGTAGTACAAGGAACCGGCTCTGCAAAACTACTAAAACAATCCCTATACGGACAAAAGAAAAACACCATAACACCAATCCTTAATTCATCAACAACATTTGATCTACCTATTATAGAGAAGACTAAGACTGGCGAACCATCCACATCATTATCAACTCTTATATCACTCCTACCCTACGCCGAAAATAATACACGTTGCAAACAATTCCTTACCAACTTAATACTATGGAAGAAAACTAACAAAGCGATTGAATACCTATCGTCTTATGATGCATACGCTATGACATACAATTGGGGAAAGTATCTCCACCCTAGTCTTAATATGACTGGTACGCATACCACAAGGTTTAGTAGTAACGCACCAAATCAACAGAACGTAGGCAACCCGGAAGATGGTTCAGCATACAACCAGGAAGCTGAACTATCACGTATGCTTGCCGAAGTTGGTATTAATCTTCGTGAAGTATATGGGCCAACCGAAGGACGCGTATGGTTTGGAATGGACTACAAATCATTACAACTAAGAATCTTCGCATATACATCAGGAGAACAATCATTAATAGATGCATTTGATAGAGGTGAAGACCCACACGATTACCTAGCACGTAGAATATTCAACATATCAGAAGACAACAAACCAACTAAGGATCAACGACGCATAGGAAAGAACGTTAACTTCGGATTCATATTTGGTGCCGCACCTAAGACTATAGAGAACACTGCTGGTCAACCAGGACTATGGAATACACTCAAAAAGATATTCCCATCCGCCCACAAATTTATTGAATCTACTTCCATTCAAGTCAAACGTGTAGGCTATGTTTGTTTATACAATAGTGACAACAAAACCTTATGCTATAGATTGAACGTACCAAGACAAGACCCACACAAAGGCGTCAACTATATAGTACAAGGTTATGAAGGCATCATAGTCAAACGAGCAATGTATCAATGCCAGCAATACTTAGAAAAAATCGCACACACTTACGAATACCCGCCCTATATGACTATGCAAGTTCACGACGAAATAGTATTTGACGCTCCTACTAATAGAACAAAACAGCTACCATATCACTTAAAGAACTTAATGGAATCTGCCGGACAAACAGTAGGAATGGAAACACCAGTTGACGTAGACTTAATCACAACATCCTGGGACAAAGGAGAAAAGCTATGACTCGTAACTATAAACTAAAATCTGCACACCAAGTATCAGTAGAAGAGTTTATGTATAAGGCAGGACAAGAAGTACCCTCCACACCTACCATGCCATCATTAGAAATCAGAAGACTAAGAGCGAAACTTATATTAGAAGAATGCTTAGAAACAATTGACGCACTAGGTTTTGTTGCTGAAGTATTAATAAAAGAATCAGCAATGGGAATGACTGAGCCAATTTTAGTACAAGGTAACAACAAACCAAACTTAGTAGAAATCATCGACGGATGTTGCGACATAAAAGTAGTAACAACAGGAACTCTTAGTGCTTGCGGCTTGCCAGACGATCCATTTCAATACGAAGTAGATAGCAACAATCTATCAAAATTTGGTCCAGGACATAGCATTAGAGAAGATGGAAAACTAGTAAAGCCACCCGGCCACCAACCGCCAGCCATACAAGAAACCTTAGAGGCTATCACAAATGAGGCATATGATGATTAATTACGATTGCTTAGTATGCAACGAATCTTATAAGTCAGAAGTATATCAACCCACACCAGTGTGTGACGATTGCTTACATGGCCGCGACATATCAGAACTACCACCACGAATTGAAATATCTATCAAAGCTATTGCAAACGGCCAAACTATATCTGAAGAGATTAAGATAGTATCACGCTATGAATTCCTGAAGAACACCGAACGCACTAGTTCAGGATTCAAAATCAAAAAAGTATCATCTCTAAAAAAGATACTAAATAAGATGTTGAACCAAGCTATTCAAAACGTCAAAACATATGTGATAGGATAATCCTTAGTCATGGACAAGAGACTAACACTACTAAGTCAACACGGCTTTCGTATCCCAGAACCAAACGGCGACACATATGAAACCGATTGTATATTCTGTTCTAAGGAATCCCATTTCTACTTCACACTCACAACAGACGGAAATGGTATAGGCGACGTCCAGTGGACTTGCCATCGCTGCGGACTAAACGGTAATAAGTATGAGCTTCTTTCCCAACTAGTAGAGCAGGGAATAGAACTAACAACAGATGAACAACTACTAAGTTTTGAACAATACAAAGGATTGCCCGCCGAATCATTAGAAGAAAATGGTTGCTATATCAACTGGATCACAGATCAACTATGTCTGCCTATGTTCAATCAAAAAGGAAAACTAGCAAACGTCTATATCTATGATAAGGAAGACAATACCATACTAGGTACTGCAATTCTTAAACGCCATATCCTAGGTATTAGCGAATTACAAGACTCACAAACATTATACATAGTAGAAGGTCACTGGGATTACATATGCCTGAAACATATCATAGACCAGGAAGGATATGGTGCTGATGTATTAGGCTTGCCAGGTGCCGCGTCATTCACTAAAGACCAACTGCCATTAGTAAAAGGAAAAGATGTTTGTATCATCTTAGACAATGATCATCCTAAGCGTAAGAATGGTCGCACTATACAACCCGGCAAAGATGGTACTGATAAGATCATCAAACTATGTACTAACTCCAACCAAAAGCCTAAGTCTATCAGACGTATAGAATGGGATTCAGAACTATCAGACGGCTACGACATTCGAGATGTATGTGTAGACTTAGAAGTGCACGTCGACCCAACCTCTTATAATGATGTTATAGAATTCCTCAATGAAAATCTAGTACATGACAACGCAATAAAAACTACAGTAGCAACAGACGTTGATCCAATAGAATCCTTCGATGAACTATGTGATATATTTCGTGAACACCTAATGTTCTCTGATGCTATGAAAGATACCTTAGCGGCAATGGTAGCTTCCATAGTATCATTTCAATTGCCAGACCAGTCAGTATGCTTATGGGTAGTTGGTCCGCCGTCCTGCGGAAAATCTACATTATGCGAAGCGTTCACCGAAGTCCCGCAAACCTTACACCAGACTAAATTCACAGGACTAGTATCTGGTTGGGAAACTGAAGACGGCAGTGACAATAGTATCTTTGCCAAACTATCCCAGAAATGTCTAATAGTAAAAGACTTCACGACTATCTTAGCTCTACCTCATATGGTGCAGGCTAACATTTTCGGTGACTTAAGAGACGCAACCGATGGCTCATTCCGAGCATCATTCCGAAATAGTATAGGAGAAAGAAACTATGATCGACTATCCTTCTCAGTAGTGGCCGGCGTAACAGATGAGATTAGAGCAATTGATAACGCTCCACATGGTGCTCGTTTCCTATCGGTAGAGATTGTAGAACACAATGCATCAACAACAGATAGAACACAAACCCATCAAGCCTTATCAAACCTTATTACAAACTCTAATGATACAGATTCGGATTCCGATAGACGTCGGGTACAAGACTACTTACGACCATACGTGTCATCATTTATGGAATTTGTCTTCAATAGTACACAACCAAAATCTAGTATCACATCGGAGCACCAAGAGCTTATAACAGACTTTGCCGAATACATTGCATATATGCGAACTAGTGTTAAACGCAATCGATACGGCAACCTGGAATTTCCCGTCCGCAAAGAATCATCCAGCCGTGTTGCCATACAACTAGCAAAAATCTATCTATCACTGGCACGCTTCATAGATGATAAAGAATACATTCTATCTATCATCAAACGAATTGCATTAGATACAGTCGGTCGCCTAGGCTATCGTTCAAGGGTCTTATGGTATATCCACAACCACACAACTCAAGAACATAATCACAAGCCGATCGGCCAACACAATAGGTTGATCGGCACAGCAAAGGATGACATAGCAGAAGGAACCAACATATCAAAATCAACTGTGTCCCGCATTATTAAGGATTTTGCAGAGATAGGTATAACAGAACAAAACGCGACCAGAGCAGCCGACGGCACAAGAGGAAGACATAGTCACGAATTCATACTAACACAATCTGTATCCGACATATGCTCACACATGGAATGGTAATATGAAACTGAAATGGCCGCACCCGACAATGATATAATTTCTCCCAACTAGTAGCTATTGACAAACCCTAGTCATTAACATATATTAACCCTTGACAAACATTCTACTAAGGAAATATCAAATGCCCAAGACACGTACTAGCGGATCATATGGTGTTAAGACTGTATCTCCCACAGCATCCGCAGTTGCCACAGGATCGGCAAAAGACTCTGTTACTATTATTGCTCCAGCTTCTAATACTGCGGATGTATATGTAGGCTTTGATGCATTGGTCGATGATACTAATGGTTTCCCATTAGCGGCTGGTGCCTCAATAAATTTACCTATGGACCCAGACAATATCTTTGTTTTTGTCGCAGCAGCCACACAACCTGTAAGATACATTTTCGTTTAGAACTAACATTTTAAAAAATATCACATACCAATAAAATTCACACACAAAGGATTATGACTATGTCAATCGGATATGTCGCCCCACCAGTGCCGTTGGCAAATCTATCAGACGCTGATCTTGATACTATGGCAGAGCTACAAGCATTAGTGGCAGACGCTACTGTGTTAGATACTACTGCAATAGATACAATAGCAGAACTTAATACAATTATTGGTGATGCTACAATTCAAGTTCAACCTGCCGAAGGTGCCTTTGTAGACGGCGATAAGACTAAACTGAACGACATAGAAACAGCGGCAGACGTTACAGATTTCACGAACGTTAATGCAGCGTTGGCGGCGGCAACCTCGGCAGTAACAATAAAGTCATCAACTGTCGACCTGCTCAAATTAGATCGCACAGCGAATGCTGACGTTGATGATATAGTCTATATGGGTGTGTCCGCGTTATCATCGTCTGCGAATGATTATTTTTGGATTGGGAACGGCACCCCCAGCGCTAACCGCCACCTCAGATTGTTGCTGAATTCCGGATCGCTTATGCAGGGTGCAGCGTCACTACCATCAGGCGGAGCATCAGGCGGCAAAATACTAGTTCAAGGCGATAGTGTAACAGCAGCAACAGGGGTGGTAACAAACACGTCAGTGCTACAGTCAATTGCCGGTGAGCAATGGGTAGTCAATGACAGTGATACCGCAACGCAAATCTCGCCACATAGTAAACGTGCTCCGTCTACGATGTATGATCTTGGCCCAGGCATCGATCAGATGCGAGAGACTCGAATCCCTCATTTTCCGAATGGCGGAAAAGTCATATATGTTGCTGAGGATCGTCGAGCGAGATTAGCGGAATTAACCGTAGGTCAATTGAACCAACTAACACCAGGACAACGGCAGACGATCCACGAAGAAACATTTGCCGAACGCAACGCACGATTGCCAGAACTTGAACCGTTGATCGTTGGTGACTGGGAAGCACAACAGGACTCAGAAGAAGCTGATCACAACAATAAGGTGGCGAACAAATCGAATTATGACGCTGAGAAATCTACACACGATTCAGCAATGTCGGACTATCAAGCGGCAGTTGATACTATTACTCCGCTGATCGAAGATTGGGACACAAAAGACAAAGCCTACAAAACCTATCTCAAGTCACTCGATCAATGGGAAGCCGATCTATTCGCTCGTGATCGCTGGGAACAATTAACTAAGAAAGCGAAGAAGGAAGTTAGAGAACCAGAACAACCCGGCAGCAAACCATCAACCGTAAATCCACCAGCCGGAAAACGTCCAGAGCTACCATACAAACCAGCCGAACTACGAGCCGACCCAGAACATCCAGGCGATTTCAAACGTCGTGCAAATCCTTTTGTATAGAAAGTGGCTATGGCATTCCTAAGACTAAAAACAGATAATCCAGGTTACAGAGTGCGCCATTTAGATAATCCTTCAAATGCTATAAAAGAATCACGTGAAGAATTAATAAGATGGTCTTGGAAACAGTGGACTAAATGGATTGCAGTGTTCCCCAAACAAGTCAGCAACCTGACTACTGTCGACATCGCATTTGATCCTAATTCTACATCCAAGACTAGCTATATCGGAAATCCAATTACGCAGGCGGCAGTAACAATTGGTCCGCTTGAATACAACAGCAGTGAGTCTACTCTTAAATATGCTTTAGTGCATGAACTTGGACACGTGCTCGGATTGCCAGCAAATCACTTCCATGCTCGTTGGACTAAGGCAGTGATGTCTAAGAATCGTAGTGGTATTAGTGAACCACAAGCCCCAGATGTTATTCAATTGTGGAAACGCTACCCGCCGAGCGAGTTTGCGACTAAGACCGTAATGTTTAAAGACGTACCTCAACCCGAGTAATAGTATGAATGAAATATTAAGAAAAGAATTAGAAGAAATAAAAGGTGTTCACACTACATACACAGACGAAAATGGAAACCTAGTATTAGAAGTAGAAGACAACGAAGATTGCAACAAACTATACGAAATAGCAAACACGCACAAGTCACTGAAGGACGCAAACGGAAACCTTATTCCCACCATAGTAAAGAAAACCATTCGGCCACGTGCCATTCTGCCAACATATAACGAATCTTATATGAAAGGAGAATCAAGTCCTAACTCTTTTAACATTACCACTCACAGGGATTGCCATAACGTTCCCATGGGTGGTTGTCAGATAGCTCCTGAGGGTGCTGGATGGGTAGGCACACTTGGCGGAGCATGTTCTTTTCAAGATGTTAATGACGGTAAACGATACTTCGGATGTATTACAAATTGGCATGTTGCTAATGGTGGACGATTTGGTCAAGGTGCTCCGATTGGTCAGCCATCCGGACAAGGCCCAAAGTTCGGAGAACAACGAACATGGGAGCCTATAGGATTTAACAACCAAAACAATGTCATGGACGTTGCATTCATAGATTGTGGAATCGACGGTAAGCATTACATACTTCCTGAAATGATAGGTCTTGGCAAACTTAATAGTTCCCCCCAACTAGAGCTGTCTGTTGGAATGACAGTAATGAAAACTGGTAGAACTACTGGCATTCAAAAAAATGGTAGAATCACTGCAACTGGTGTTACTACATTCGTAGACTATGGAAACGGCAATGTCGGAAAGTTTGTAAACCAAATACAAATACAACAAACAGGAAGAGACTTCTCTGCGGCTGGTGATAGTGGATCGTTAATAGTAGATAAGAATGTCCGTCCCACAGCATTGCTATTCGCTGGAAGTGGAGCGACTACTATTGCATCGCCACTGAAACCTATAATAGACAAATTTAAGATATCATTTAACCTAGGACAATAGGAGATACTTAATGGCTAATCCTTGCCTACCATGTTGCTGCCCAACTTCACGCCTATCAAATATGTATAAGGATGAAAGCGGCCAACCCGACGTAAACGTCCAAGGATTCTTAGATAGTATCTGCGACGTATTTTCATGTTTGCGTTTACATGCTTCTATGAAACGAGCACTGCCAAAAGATAATCTTACTCCCGCACAATATGAAGAGGCATGTAAGATCATTGACGATGCGAACGTGCAAATAGAGCCATGTGGAATAATATCTATCATATCATTACTGCTAAGAGTGTTAGGTGTTATATCAAAAGCTGATGTCGTGATTCGTGGTGAAGACCTTACGAATTGCATTGCAGACTTTGAACAGCTTATGAAGATGATACAAACAATCCTTGACGCCATTAACGGTAATGCAAACAGTGGTGGTTGTGGATGTAATCCCAAACAACCAAACAATCCAACCGACCCGATAGATGGTTATAATCCTGCCGGTCCTGGTAATAATAGGGGATGCTGATGGATGTTATAGAACGCAACCAATCAGTAACACCACAGAAGACAATCACAAACCCACAACTGACAGCAGTACTAACTATCCTTGCCGCCTCAATAGCAGGACCGCCACTAGCATCAAACCTAACTGATAACAATAAACAACCAGTTATTGTCAACGCTCCAGAATCGACAGCCAACAAACAACCCGCAATTGTACAACCAGCAATTGACCTCAGACCGCTCCAGGTTGCACAGGATCGATTGAGAGACGATCTAATTCAAATCGTGACACAATCATCGTCCAACATTTCGAATGCGTTAGAGAGCCAATCTGCGATCCTGAACAAACACGACAAAAAGCTGAGCGAACTTTACAAATGGGCGGACCACATTACTGACAAGGTTAATGAGATCGGCACGGCCAAAACATTCTCCACATACAGTCAGCCAGCAACATACACATCTTCTATCATATATTCCGAACCATACTATCAAACATCATCATCCAATTGCGGACAATCATTCGCTACATCACAAGCATGTAGGCAATCATCGCAAAACTGGCCAATCACTTATAAGGCATATTGCGACAATGGACGAACAGCACCATAGCGGAAACAAATATCACCGCACAATATACGATGTAAAATCAATTTCACAATCAATGAATGGACCAAAGATTATTGAACCTATTACAGTTGATGTATACTCTGAGCTAAATGCTTTCAACGTTAAATGTCCAGCAACACAACATGCAATAAAAAAACTACTATGTGCGGGCATACGTGGTAAAGGTGATAAAACACAAGACTTAACTGAGGCGAGAGATGCTATATCACGTGCAATTGATTTCTCCCAACTAGAATGTAAACACAACCAAGATAACCAATAAAATCCAAGACTATATAGTGATGATGATATGCCTGTAAAAGTAAAAGCTAAAAAAGTAGAACCTAAGAAAATCGAATTTGATAAACCAGATTTGAAGGCAGCACTTCGCAATAAGCAAATGATGGTAGAACTTTCCAATGATATAAATGGAAATTCAACTCCAACATGGATGGATGACTTGAATGAAAAGGAAGTTCGGTTGGTAGAAGAATATTCGAAAGGAGAACATACTAACTTAGAACAATTGACAAAACGTGTCGGATATACTCTTGCTACTATTAGAGTGAAAGTGACTCAACCTAAGATTAAGAATGCCGTTCGTATGTATCAACGTGAACGGTTTCATATGTCACAAGGATACTTAGAACATAGCACTATTGATGCGGTGAGAGTATTAAGAGAGTTAATGGATTCCGCTGATTCCGATGGTAATAGAATTGCGGCCGCAGTTCATATTATGAGATTCGCTACAGACAACGCAGAGCTAAGAGATGTGTTACAACGCATGCTTAGTATAGAAGACAAGCTTGTAAATATGGCAACCGAGAAGAATAACAGCGATCATCCCGTTCTTACACTTGGTTCAAATGACTATGTGTCATCTGCCGAGTCTTGTGTGATATGTAAACTATCATTAGAGGATTGTGATTGTGAGTAATATAACAGCGACAAACACCGAACCGTTTTATGAAAAAACGTCATATACCAAAAGCACCGAAACGATCAAAGACATATATGTAATAACACTTTCCAGCACAGAACAAAAGATATTAAAAGCGGGCGATTGCATAGAAAATAAACTAATAACATATCCCGGATACCCAAACATAAGACTAATGATACAATATGAAGAAACACCTAAACAAACTTGAGAAGTTAGAACAACGTGTAAATGTGACTGCCGCCTCAGACAACATAGTAACAACATATCATATTACTCTTACTCCAACTAGGGCGGCAGCAAAAGCGACTAAGTATAGAACAGCCTTAAATGATTTACCTATTACAAGACATTGGCGGAATATACTAATACAAACTCCACGAAAGGCTGAACATTAATATGTATAGAAAGTTCGTATGCGTTAAGTGCGGCAAGCAATGCCCAGACATAGACAATCACAGAAACATATGCCGCAAATGCAATATAATACAATTCGAGAAACTACTAACCACAAAGCCTAAGTGATATGGATTTCCTTAATGTGGTACTCATCACCTGCTAACTATGCCCACACGATAACAAATGGTCGATGGCTATGTGCCAACCATTTAGCATTAATCGATACCGTAGTGACAGACTTAATCTATCAATACAACTTCCCTATTAATAGAACCTTACTATCAACTTGGCATCATGAAGTAAAGAATAAACTACCACGCATACTAATAATCGAAGCACCACCACGGCATGGCAAATCAGAGTATATCTCTAAATATTTGCCGTCGTGGTTTCTTAGTATGTTGCCTCATAAGAATGTCATACTAACATCATACGCTAAGGAACTGTCACGCAACTTCGGACGCTATGTAAAACAGAACATAGAATACTTTGGCCCTAAGTATTTCGGAATAGATGTTAAAGATGATAAGGCGGCAGCAAGCGACTGGGGTATTCAAACTCTTAGTGGCACTCAACTCGGCGGCATGCTTAGTTCCGGGATAGGTGGTGCCGTCACTGGTTTTGGTGCTCACCTATTTATAATAGATGACTTCTGTAAGAATGCTGAGGAAGCATTAAGTGAGAAGATACGCGACAAGTGGTGGGACACATTTCAATCAACACTACAAACCCGGTTAGAATCAAACGCCGTCATTGTTATAATAGCAACCCGATGGCATAGCGACGATCTTATAGGAAGGCTCACAGGCGATAGCGACCAGGACTATGATTGGTCCGAACCATATATAAGAATCAGACTCCCGGCTATTGCAGAGGATTCTACCCAATTAGACCAAGAGTATATAAACAAAGTATTACAACGAAACCCAGGAGATGCACTATGGCCAGACCGTTATAACATAACGTCCCTGGAATCTACTATGACTAACCTGGATGACTACTGGTGGAATAGCTTATACCAACAAAACCCAGGACGTTCCGATCGTATCGAATGGCCGGACAGCTACTTCACAAATCTACTAATAAATTCATAAAACTATCACTATGAAATACATGGGCAGTAAACGCCGCATAATCAAATACATAAAACCTTACTTCAAACCATTCTTATACCTTCCAAAGTATATAGAACCCTTTGTTGGTGGGTGTAATGCTATTGCACAAGTCGATCATCCGAATCGACATGGTTATGATATACATTCAGAACTTATACATATGTGGAAAGCATTACAGAATGGATGGATACCGCCCGACCATGTATCAGAAGAACTGTGGGAAGAATGCAGATGCAACCTACCACATATATCAACAGAGCTAAGAGCTTTTATAGGATTCTGTTGTAGCTTTGGCGGATCATATTTCAGTGGCATTGCTAGAAATCCTGATAGGTGTTACGCTACAGAAGGTAAAAAACTTATAAAAGAAACATTAAATAGTATACGTAATGTAGCAATAGAACACGAATCATACGATAAAGTTGATATATCAAACGCTCTAGTCTACTGTGATCCGCCGTATCAAGGTACATCAGAATATACCAACAGCTTTGATAGCAATGAATTCTTTCAATGGTGCTTAGATCATAAGAATACATCGCCCATACTAATAAGCGAATCAACAATACCAAAAGACTTCCGATGTATATGGTCTACGACAAAAAAATCAATTATAAGAAGAAAAGATAAAACTCCAATAGATGAACTACTACTAGTACCAACTGGCGGCATATCAGATATAAACTATCCCTTATGGTTTGAAGACGAATTCCAAGAATGCCTAGAGCCACTAGAAGAGTATAGACTATGAAAAAACATCATATACCAAAAGCACCATAGCGATCAAAAACATATCATCCGCCAGAATACACAGTATTGGAAGTAGAGACCGAGACCATTAAGGATTTTGTAATTGACAATCATTACAGCGGCATCTGTCCGATGAACTGTAATATCAACT